CATCAGCATCCCATTAGACAGGCATCACGTTCGCACTTGCCGTGCAGCAGCAAACAAACAAGTGGCGTTGCTTGATGCAAAGATTGCTGAATCCAGAATGGTCTACGAGATCAAGAGGATCAAAAATTGCGCAGATCTCTTGAAGGACGGAATTGTTGTGCGCGGTGTTTACGCTCAGATCTGTGCAGACGTATCGCTGACCAATCCGCCTGGGGTCTTGCCGCCCCACACACATAAGATCATTTCCCCAAAGCCCGCCTCAGATCGCGAATGGCTTGATTCCGGTGACGCTGAATCACCCGCCGCTGCTGTAAAGATTCCGGTTTTACCTTTCGGCCAAGCTTCTGATTGACCTTCTTCACTACCTTCTTTGTCAAAGGCTTTGCCAGCTTCTGCAACACTGACGCGATTGGCTTGGCAAAGATGGCCGCAGTGGTTGCAAAAGCAGCGGTCAGGGCAACGGAAACAGTAGGCCCAGCTTGAGGCACATAGTTTTGAACTACCTGACCAATAGGCACAGGATCCCAGATCTTTACGCACTTGCCGTCTTGCAGCTCATAACCGGCAAGAACTTTTGTTGAGAGCTTGTTCAGAGAACCTAGAGGTTCAGCTCCAAAAGGTGGACACGGCGGATCTTTGGGCAACCTTGGGGTGTCGGGAGCGTTGCCCGGCGTTTGAGGGGATGCAACCTGAGCCGGACCTGACACATCCGGCTTTTTTGTGTCTAGATCAAGCGGTGGCGGCTTTGCTGGGCCATACGTCAAAGTCCCTGGCGTGTAGTCCATGGCCGGAAACGATGGCATCGTTCCGTCACAGACAACAAAATTGCCTCTGCTGTCGGTGTCATAGGCATCAGGGTTGCCTGGCTGTGCGTTGCGCGTCTCAACGCATCCGGGCATATCGGCAATCGGCCAGCCGAGCAACAGCGTTATTGGCGGTTCGGTTGGAATACTCTGAGGCGGCATTGATTGCCATGAAGGAATCTCAGGAACTGAGATTGCAGGCACACCTATCTCAGGAATCTCCGGCATGAAGTCAGAACGGTTTACAGCAGGTCAGCTCTGGATTGAAGTTACTAAGCACAGAGAAGGCCCGCCGCTTGTTTATGTCTGCAGGTCTGGCAAGACTTCAATGCTGTTTACCGAGCCAGCCGCTTTGCTTAAATTTGTCCGCTGGCCTAAATCAACCCCCACAGGTCAAGCCCTGCGTGAATGGCTGGACCACTGGGATGCACCGGAAGTTGAGCCACAGGCCGAAACTAAAATGGTGACTTGATCGGCACAGCTGGACCGGTAGTTGTCGGCAGCTCAGGCATTGCTTGATCAATCTGACCAGGCATCACATCGGTGAGATTGCCGGTGATGTCATCCATCATCTCGGCGGCATACTCGTCAATCATTCCAGGGATGCGGACGAAGGCAGCTACTGATAAGCCAACCAAGGCGCCGCTCATGACGAAACCAAGGATGCCCAAGGCGTTGCAGATTTTCTGGCCCATAGTGATTCAGGTAAAACAAAAGGCCCCTCGAAAGGAGCCCTTTGCATCTCGTGTGAAGAGTTGAGCTTTTCCAGGCTCAAGCTAGTTATAGCTCAGAACTTGAACTTGCTGCCAATCTTGATGCCAACAGTGGTCTCATCACCAGTGATAAACGAAACCTCTCCATAAAGGGGGCCGCTACCCATGCCAGCCTTGCCGCTGATTTCGATGTCTTGCATCTCACCAGAATCCGGGAAAACTGCGGCAGGCCCGACCTGCAGGTATGCACCGTTATCAAACTCGTAGCCAATATGGCCCTCAAGAATTGCGCCACCCACTCCAGAATCAGAGCCGATTGAGCCGTTGTATTCGGGGTTTAGAAACAGGCTGCCTGCTGAGGCAGGAGATGCCAGCGCAGCACCCGCAATAGCGGCGGCACCACTCACACTGAGAAGTTTGAACATGGGAAAGGGGATTAACGTTTTCCCTGGCCACGATACTTCTTCCTTCCGTGTGACGGTCGCGATTGTGATCCATTGCCCTGTCTAGTCTTTTTCGGCTTGCTTGGGACAAAGTTTTCGCCGTTAAGTGACTTAGCCATCAGTAGCTGTCAGTCGAATCCAGGTTCCGATACTTATGAGCTAGGCCCGTAAATAGCCCATGTTGGGGGTGGCTGATCATGTCGCGACCATCAAGGAAGAACAGCTCTTCCATCCATGCTTGGCGATTGCTATTGGCGACAACATCAGTCGCCCCGTAAGTGGCGCAGATCATCGGGTCAGGTCGTTGCATCATTCAGCAGCAATAGAAAGCAGCGCCCAGCCGAGCACCAGCAGGACGCCTGTAAACAAACCAGCCAGAAACGTCATTCGACAGGATCAGGCCAAGCGGTAGCCAAGTTTGGGTTGGCGACCAACTCCCCACTTTGCTCAATCATTGTTGGCCCAAATAGCAGTTCCTTCAATGCTGCAACATCAGAGCAGTTGTCAATCTCGGTCTGGCGCGTGTTGCAGGCTGTACGCACTGCAGCGCGATAGGTCGTGTAGTTGGTGGGCTTTGCTGCCTTGAACTCAGCAAACGTGGTTGCCTCATCGAGCGCCTTGATGACTCGCTTGTCAGAGTCGTTAAGCAGGCTGGCAGCAATCTGGTTCTGCTTGTCCTTCCACAGCGTCTTCAAGCCAGTTTGTACTTCACCAGTGTCGTTGCCATCCTCGTCAAGGATTGCCTCATCATTGAGCTGCTTAGGAATCAGGTTGTTGTCGGAGTCATAACCCCAGTAGAACTTCTGATCCCAAACCTGATTAGTCTCGGCAACCCATGTGATGCCAAGCAACTCGCGATCACGCTCAGTCGATAGCTTCAACCAATTTGCAGGGCGTTGAATGCCCTCTGCGTCGGTCCAGGCAACGTCTAGAGGCAGTTTGCGGTCACCAATTTGGTAGCCCATGGGATTGGAACGATGGTGTGAGTTTAACGAGCAAGCCCGCCATTGGCTTGGAATGGGTTACTAGCGAACGCTAAATATATGTAGGTCTCTCCATTTAGGTTTATCTCTGACGCCCCATTGTCGCGCAGACAGAACCCATTGCTCAAGATGTCAACTCCAAAGTCCGGGGCTGATGCGGTGCTGTTATTTCCACGTTTACCTTCTTGGTTAGTGTTGTTAGCAAACAACGAGTTTACATTAACATTATAAGCGGGGGGTCTTTCTGTATCAAATATCGCCCAGCCCGTATAGGCGGGATAAGCAGTAATTGAGACAGTTTTGATCATTATCCACCTGGGTTGGAAACCGAGGTATTGGAAATTGCGGGCTGAATTACCTTCGTATTTGCCGACGCGACTGTAGCCTGCAACAGACGCAAAGCAGTATGCAATGTGCTGATCCCCGCTAGAACCAATAGACCCTGCCCTGATGCCAACAGTGGTGCTATCTCTATGGTAAAGATCAGATCCAGAAGTGTGTTTTGCAGCAGTTGTGTTTAGATATATCTCGTCTCTTACTGGATTATTAAAAACCTCAGAATAAACATTCCAGTCACTTGTGTTGTTGATGCGTTTAACTATGACAAGATCAGGGACAACGCCGAGCCCGTGACCCCAGCGATGGCTAGAGGGAGTGTTGTTTCCGTTATTTGTCCACTTTACGATAGAGAATCCAGCAGTTTGATTTGCCCTAACGGATGAGGTTACGTCGCCATCAGTGTTACTAGCCGTAGATGATGCAGCCACCCAAGACCATGCAACCATTTGAGCTGAGTTAGCATTAACCCCACCAGTAGCTGTATCAGCTCCTATGCTAAAACCATCAGAGTTAAATGAAGTCAAGGTATCGGTGCTGCTATCTCCGTCTTCGTCGTTGTTTCCGCTTGTCATCAAGCGTCGCCCAACACCACGAACAGAATCAAACAGGAAATGGTTGTTACCTTGATTTCTAACTTTTAACCACACAAAGTCCGAGGCGTGGCCTGTCGTGATTGACTTAGCGGTTTGGTTCCCGCTGTATAAAACCGTTTCAAAATAATCTGAACCATCGGCAATCGTCGGGGTCGGGAGGTTCGTTGTGCAAAGTGCTTTGAAGCCACTTGGGGCGGTGTAGGCAAAGGCACGTTGCCCAAAATTTACCGCGTAATTAGTGGCTACACCGCCGTTGCCAAAAGAAGGAAAAAGCCCCGCTATTTGGTGTGATAAAGCGCCCTGAGAAGAATTGTTTTTGTAAAAAGTAATTGTTCCTGCGTCTGCGTCACAAGCACATCCGATAATGTCGCCTAAGGTCCACGTCGCACCGTATGACTGGTCAGTAACTCCGTCTACGTTTTTAACGCCAGAAGTTGAATACAGAACAGAATTTGAATTCTGATAAATATGTCCAGCTGGTTTATGAGCTGCCAAGCCAAGGTTAAGAATGCCTGAGTTAGTCATCTCAGCCTCAAAGTACCATTTTCCTGACGCTGGTATTGCAAATGATGCGTGCTGAGAAGAGCCAACAGGACACTGACCCTGAAGATTTCCCTGTGATAGTGTTCCACTTACCGCAAGGGGGTTAAGAACGCAGTACCCCCCGCTGACTTCTCCACCCGCACCAGTGTCTGACTGATCGCCGTTTGTCGGTACGTCAAACAAGAGATCTAGGTCTCGCCCCGGAAGTCCATTTGTAGGATTGTTTGGCGGTGTGAAGTTGCTGGTGTACTTAGCAGCGCCGTAAACGCGCAAGTCTTGGATGTAGCCATCAAAATCAAGTTGGCTGCCTAAGTAGTTGCCAATTTGCGCACTATCGCCAGAAAGGCTATGCGTGAAAGAATGGCTACCACCTTCAACACCATCAACATAAAATTTCAAAGTTCCGCTATTCCTAACAACCGCTACATGCGTCCATTTGCCTAGTGGAATAGTGCCAGTGGTTCCATAAACAGTAGTAGAACCTGCGTCATAGCGGAGCCTAAAGGGCGCTGTTGTTCCGTCGATAACAAAGGCGTTACTGTTTACGCTGCCAAACTCAATAAGCCGCCCATAATAATGGCCGTTATCTGTAAATTTGACATACGCTTCAATGGTAAAATTGCCAGTGCCAAACTGGCCTAGCCCTGTGGCGTTAGATATTACAACTTTGTCACTGTCAAAAAACGCTGCGCTTTGACCGTAAAATTTTGAGTGATCAGTTGTAAAAGTAACGCCTGTGTTGGTAATTGTATAGCTATTGCCTGATACATCGCTTAAATCTGCGCGCAAGGGCATTGCCAGTTGCAAACTACCAGACAGCGAATCAGTGCGATTTCCAGAAGCAACAGTTCCGCCATACGTCCCAGTGGTGTTCCGGATAGGCAATGCTCCAGTTGCGTTGGCGATAGAAACATCAGCCCCGGCCGTTGAGCCAACAAGATTGTTTGCTGTAAATGAATTTGAGTTGCCACTAACGTCAGCGCCTAAATCTGATCCGTCTGCAAAATTAAGATGGAATCCGTTCGTTCCAAATGTTCCGCTGTAGGCTGCAGCTTGCCAGACTCCGTTGCTGTCAAACGCCCCAAATGATGTGCAATCAAGCTGGGAGCCGTCAATGTTATAAATATCGGCAAAATACTGACCACCGTAGCCAGTACCGGCCTGGTTTATCGTATGCAAAGATGCAGAGTTCCAGTTATATGTTGTATTTTGTGCAGGATAAGTTGCAGTAGAAAAAGCGGTCTCTTGAACGCCATTTGTGTAGAGCTTAATCCTGTTAGATGCAGTCGCCTGGGTAGTATCGACTGCAAGGACTATATGATAAAATGAGCTGAAATCTCTATAAACTCTAGAAGTTATTATGCTTGAAAAGCTGTAATGACCGAGCTGAAAATTGTCATTACTGTCAAACAGAAGACTGACAAGTGAATCATTTAATGGGCTTCGAGCATCAATTAACGGATTGTATGCACCTGATTTAACCCTTTTAACCCAAAAAGAGATGGTAAAAGTTTTTTGGTTGCCAGCTGAAGACGGAGTTTTTGAAAGATAAGCCGAATCACCGTCGTCGAAACGAAGCGATTTAGTGGCTATGCCACCAGCCGCAGCAGCAGCAGCAGCAGTTGCCAGCAGCGGAGAAGAAAGATTGCCGGGAACTGTCATCAGGAAGCGGCCTTAACGTCCAGGTGTGCTGTGATCATAATCTTTTCGTCAGCCATTACCGCATACGCAAGAACATCTACAGCACTTGCAGTAGTCGTCAGAGTCGGCGCAGTACCACCAACAAAGCGATAGTTCGACGAAAAGCTAAGTGTTCTACTGCCCGTGCCGTCTTGATGAACCTCAATAAATCCTGTCTGGCCTTCAACCACATTTGTTGGGTTGCCTAATGTTCTATTTCCACCGAGAACTAATTTCATATTGTTATTATCATCCATATCGATTGCCACAGTTGACGCATCGGTCAACGTTGTGATTGCGCCACGAACACCGCCCGTAACCACCTGACCATTGGTGGTTTCGGTGGCAAGCAGGAAAGAAGCAAAGCCGAGGTTGCCGCTGGCGTCAGTTTTCAGCGCTTGGTTTGCCGTTCCATCAGCAGAAGGCAGCGTGAACGTGACGTTGCTGGAAACAGTGGCAGGGGCCTGAAGCGCGACGTAGTTGCTGCTGTCTGCGTCAGCAAAGCGCACATCAGACTGCGCGTTCAGCGTGATGTCACCCGTAAATGTCGCGCCAGACAGGGCAGCCAAGCCAAAATTGGTCTGGACCGGACCAATAGTGATATACCCGTTATTTGCGGAATTTCTAAGCTTGTAGACAGCGGGGGTCGCTGATGTATCCACAAAAGGCTCAAACGCCACCTTTGTGCCACTTGGCTCGCTTGAACCGCTGTTGTTGCTAGCGATGGCAGCCAGCACAGAGTTCAGCTCTGTTCTGAAATTCGCGCCTGACTGATTACTGAGGGTTTTATCGGTGGATTGAGCCATCAGGTGATCTCCTTGCCGTGCCCAACGGCTTGATAGTCGAATGTCCTATTAAGCACTGTAGTCGCATCAGCAGCAAGGAACTTGATGGTGAATCCGGTTCTGCTAACGCTGCTCAACTCGAAGTAATCACCCGTTGCCATGTTGGTTGCCGTAATGGTGATGCTCGGCGTGCTGTAGAAGGCAGACGGGAACGTCACGGCTTTTCCGCTTGAGCTTGTGCCGCTGCTGATGTTGCGCTGCTGCTCTGTGCGGCGCTGGAGCTTTACTGACACACCCAGGGTTTCGACTACAGGGTCTTGAGATTCGTTCCCCGTCTCCATCTCAACCTTGAACTGGAAACCGCGCCCGCGCTTGGTTGAGTTTGCGAACGGCTCCCAAGTGCCATAGGTAGGCGATCCGCCAGGGTTGTCGTCCGTCGATCTGACGTACAGCTCAGCATTGGTTTCTGACAAGTCATCAGCATCAATGTCATTCCAAACGTCGATTAGCTCACTGCGAGAATCCCAGAAGTCGTCAGGGTTAATCGACTTCATCTGCAAGTTGGCTAGCAGCTCAACGTCATAGACAGCGCCCATGTCAAGCGTGTTGGCAAAAATGTAGTTGCCTGTACTTTGAACACCGCCAAAAAAGTCCAAATTGGTAACGGCGTCAAAATCAGCAATCGAGTCAATCAAGCCTTTGCCTGACAAGGTGATGCCGCCCTCTGTAACACTGTTGAACGACTGCGAAAACGTGCCTGTGAAATTTGGGCTTTCTGTGTACGTCTGAACAACCTCTAAATCCTGCGGCTCTGGCAGTGCAACTAGAACTTTGGGGATGCCGGACTCAGCTGCATAGTTGTCAACAGAATCTTTTGCGCGGACAAGGTAGTGCCCACTCAACAAAGGAACAATTTTTCTGGTTGAGCTGCCGTTGACAGCTGGGACAATCTTTTCTGACTGTGACCACTTAATGTCCCCTGTGGTCCTTGGGTTGTGGCGGATCTCAACCGTTCCGCCGATCTTTACATCAAGGTCAGTTGCTTCAGGCCAGTGCAGCTCAGCAGTGTGCTGATCGATTGGCGTGATGTTCAGCGCAGCAATGTTGCTTGGCGCTGTGCTTTTGCCAACGGTCGCAATCGTGCCGACTGTTGGAGCTGAACGCCGCCTGCCTGTTTGCTCTACGTCTAACCCATAACCAATCGCGGTAACTCTGACTTCGTAAACGCCCCTTTGTGTGTCTGGGATGGAGAACGCAGTGCTAGTGACAAAACGTGACTCCGGTGCATCATTGTCAAGGCGGAACTCGACTTGATATTCATTTGCCCTTGGCGACTGCTGCCAACTGACAGCTACACGCTGCAGAACCTTGTCGCCCTCTTCGTAGAGGATTTCTTCCAACTGCAGGTTGGTTACAGGGTCTGGTTTTTCAGCTAACTGTGTTACGTCACGGGGGCTGAAGCTTTGCTCTGCCTCAATAGCTGCATATTTACGGCTGTCGTGCGCTAAGGCTGTTACACCGTAAGTTGCTTCATTTTCGACAACACTTAAGACGCGCCATGTACTTAACAAAAGCTCGTCGTAACCAATCGTAAAAGCAGAGCCAGCTACAGGCGCACTGTTTAACGTCGAGCCAGGGGTGATTGTGTTGCCAACAATCGTTGATCCACTAACCACCTGCACTTCATAAATTAACGCCCCTGTTCTGGGATCTGTCTTTGCGGAACCGTCGCCATTCCGACCCTCTGTAATTACATTCAGAACAAAGCTGCTGGGCGCTTGTGCCCCGAACATGTCAACGTCACTCCGATCCAGCTTGACTGATGTTGTCGTAGAGCCCGAGGAGATACGGCCAGCAACTGTTTTGCCTGCGCGGACAGGATCGCTGATCTTGACTAGATCACCTGGCCTAACTGTGATTCCAGCGGCAATGTCAGTCTCAAAGCTGCAAACCTCAGTTTCATGGTGCGCTGTGTAGAGGAACCATTTGCCTAAACGATTTGCCTGGGCACGACTGGTGCAAGCAAACGCCGTGATATTTTGCTTGTTGTAGCCGTACTTTCTTACTGGCTTGAATGCTGTATCAGCTAACTCGACAAGCTCGTTAGCAAAGCCTCGAAGGTTGTTGTCAAAGTATTTAACCGAGACACATGTCGGCCGATTTTTCAGGCTTGATCCTGAGTAACTGAAGCCAGCCTGAGTCACGTTTGACTGGTTAAATGTGTAGGCAAAAACGTCAGGCGCATCCTGAGAAACAGTTATTCCTCCAACTTCCCAGAAAGGCATTGCCCTGAAAACAGAGCACATTTCCTGAATCAGCTTGAAAGCGTCCGCCTGTGTTTGCAGGAGAACATTGCAGCTAAATCGTGGTTCGCCTTCGATCAGCTCTCCACAGTATTCGCTAGCTTTTTTGAAGCTATACAGGTCAAGATTGCTAGCAGTATCAGACGCACCATTGAAGTTACCCGCAGCATCTTTGGCCCGCTCTTCTGGTGTAAGAACTTGCGAGCCTAATCCGTACCTAGTGGATGTCAACAAGTCATAAAGTATAAACGGGGGATCTGTTGTCCATTCTCTAGTTGTTTTTAACGTGCCATTAAAAGGCGTACTGGCGTCGTACTCCAACGATCCATCAGCACGCACTGTTGCGTTGTGTGGGATGCGCACTTTAATTCCCCGTATCTTGTAACTACGTTGCGGAATACTTGGGAACTGCTGAGCATCAAATTTAAGACCGACAACAGCACTGTTTGGGTATCGCGTCTTTTCGCCAACCCTTTCTGTGTAGTCGTACCAAATCAAGTCATCCGTTTTAGACACAGTGTCGTCATGGAACTCATGACCAGTTCTTGTCAACCGAATATCAACAGGGAAAGCAGTGCCTGCTTGGACTTTTGCCTCATCTAAAATAATGAGATGCCTTCGCTGATACAGGTCAGGTGAATAGCCTTTGAGCTGAAATTCGCCGTTGCCCAGATAGCTGTCGTAGAAATCAAAATCACCAAAATCAACAGGGCTGTAGCCGTTGCCTTGGTATTGAATTTCAACCTTGTAGGAGATATGCACGGCTCTTACCCTGCCGTCATCTTTCGCCACCGTCATGGACGGAGAGCCAATCGTGATACGAACGCTTGTCACGTCGGTATCAGTAATTTGCCGGGTCACTGGCGTTGCTGTTGCCCCTGCCGCTACATCTTTATCAGTTCTGCTTGTTGAGCCGCCATAGAGAAAAAAGTTGCCTTCATTGTCGCCAATGTCAGCTTTCGTAAGCTCGGCATTTACTACAAGTGTTTTTTGGTTAAGTATCCCAATGCTTTGCAGGTTTGTTTGCGTTTGCGTGCCCAAGCGACTTTCAAACGTCGCATCACGCATATCAAAATTCATCTGTTCAATAATACTTGCATCTGTTTTCTTGCTGGTTGCAGTAACAGTGGCGCTAGCACCAAGCACAGGCGTGTTATTAAAAAACGTATCTTTGAGAGACGCCAAGTTGTAGGCTTCCGATCCAACAGTCAAACCGCTTGCAGACGGGAAGCCCTCAATTTCGCCTTCACTCAGCAGGTCAACGAGCCTGGCAACCTGTCTTGACTCAAGATTATCCTTGGGCATTACTCAAGCTCCTCGACGTTCAGGCCAGCCGATACAACAACACTACCGACGATCACCTCTCCGTAGGCAACCGGGACGGGGACGCCTTCTCTGCCAACGTTTTGAATGCCGGAAAAGCTGAAGTTGTTGCGCGGATCGTTGTCTGTCTCAGGTGTAGGCACTGTGGGCGATAGCAGGCCAGCAACGCCGACTAAAGCTAGTCCGATACCAATGTTGCCTACTGCTGCAGATATGCCTGCACCGCCAGAAAAACCAGTTAAACCCAAGCTAAGCGAAGCACCGCCAGTAGCAAACGCCAAACCGACCAAAGCAAAACCAGCAAGAGCAAGGACAATGTTTCTGAATGGATTAGCCCCGGTCACAACAGGAATAATCCTGATGTCATCGTCAACCATTAACGGGTAGCTGAGCTGTTCTGGAGATTGCCCTAGCTCCAGCGTATGCGGACCAACGCAAACGGTGTAGTAACCCTCGCCCATGACTGAGCGCAGCTCAGGGAAGTTGCACAACAAAAACCGGATTGCCTCAGCCGGTGTCCTCGCTACCGCTTCAAAAACTTTCTGACCGCAGTGCTCCGCCAGGTGCCCATACAGCCTGATTTTGCGAAGCATTGCCGTCACTCGCCATGCCCTTTGATTCTACCGATGACTCAAGGGTCGATCTTTAGCCAGCTTTGATCTTCCATTCCATAGATAAACCACGGCAGACCGTATTGAGTGCAAGCCTTTTTGTCGGGCTTGCTGGGCAATGCAGGCGCGCCGGGATGACTATGGACAACAGCAAGCACCTTGCCGGTGTCTTCTGCAGCCGCATAGCCCATAGGGTCAAGGACAAAAACGTCATCCTCATTGCTTAGGTTCTTGCACGGCCAATAGTGCTCAGCGCCGTCAAGCATGACAAGCAATCCGCAAGACTCCTTTGGCGCTTCCGCTTCAGCGTGCTGCACTGCAGCCTTTTGCCAATCTTCCATCAGTTGTTCAAACCAACAGAGGGGAACGACCCAAACGGCAAGCCACCGTTTGCATCACCGCTAGGAAAACGTTTACGGCAATCACTGATCCGCTTGCCACACACGTCAGCGTCTACAGAAGGTGTTTTCGTTACCTGCTCAACTTTCGGCTCTGTCGTGATGGGATCGTTTGATGAAGACCAAGTGACGTTGCTGCCATCAGAATCTTCGACCACCAAAACGCCATCATCTTTTAGGCGTAGCTGCTTTGCATTTAAGAAACCAGTAGCAGTGACTTTGTATCCAGCTCCAACTTCTTGCAAGGTTCCATCTGTCGGATGGTTGTCGCGGAATGGGTTGTTAGACGTGATAGGGACTTTTGCAATCCAATCTTCCTTGTCCTTCCAAAGGCCAGTCTGGCTGTTGATCGTGATGCCTGTAATCGTGTTCCAGCCAAAGCCTGTGTAGTTGTTGTTGCTCGCTGAGTAGTGACCAGCGGGCAATGCAATAGAGGTGAGGTTGAAGGTGATGTTGACAGAGCGGCTGCCGTACTCAGGATGCGTCTCAGTAAAGTTCTTTGTTGCCGTTGTGGTCTGCCCTGCAGCTGAGGGGCTGCTTCCTTTCAGCTCCCAAGTAAACGCGCCAGATTTGCCACTCACAGTGTCAAGCGGATACCACTGATCCGCGCCGTCAATGTTTAGTCGAGTTAGTGCCGAGATCTGTCCCAGCCTATTAGTATCGGAGCCAGTCCAAACAACAGAGCCGCCAGCGTAATCACTTCGGGCTACATCGTCGTTGTAAAGGACAAGGTTGCCATCCTTTTGCATCACCAGCGTGTAGCCATTGGCGTTTCTGCCAATGTTTGTTTCAGACGACCAGACCGCGTTTGCTGGGATCTTTTCTGGCTTTCTGTAAACAACAAAGTTTCCGTCAGCCTGTACTACAGCAGCAAACCAACCGTTAGTCGAGACAAGCTCATTGCCCTCAGTCAGCGATGAATCTGCGGTCAGTTTTTCTTGGTTCGTTGAGTATCCAAAACCTGTGGCGGCAACCAAGGTTATTTGCTCTCCTGCCACGTCAAAAGCGTTAGAGCCGCTGTAACCACACTCTTTGCTTTTGTACTCCCACTGGCAGAGGTTCTGCATCACAAGGCGGCGCGGTGCCTTTGTGTTCGCCATATCAAACGACGACACCAGCTCAAACTCAACAAAATCTCTGTTCTCAGCAACCTTGCGATCGATGTAGTAAACCTCTTCCGGGAACTGTGCATTAGCCCCAGAGTCGGGGTTGCCGTAGGGATTAACGCCGTTCTCCCAGTTGTCGCTATCGAGAAAACGGCTCAGAGTGCGGATCCGTTTTACCCTTGCACCACTTAAATCATTGCCTGGCGTGATTTGGTTTACGCCTAGCAGCAAAGCCGTCATTTGGCTCTGCAGGTTTGCAATGCGGATTGATGGCCTGGGTAACGTGCCATCACCGTTAAATTCAAACCCTGATGCCTCTACAGGCAAAGGGATGTAAGGCGTGCCGCCAAATTTAATTGAGAAAGCATCGACAATATCGTCTGCATCAGTCGGCACAGTCGTCTTGCGATTCCGACCTGCATGGAAGTAATACTCTTCATCAGAGCCGTGCAGATCTTGAAACAGCTTCAACTCAAACAGCTCAATGATTGCAAAAGGGCCGGAGTTGAGAAGCTCAACAAAAGCAGTGCTCATGGCTCAATAACTTGCTGGAACGTTGCGGTCAGCTGATTAAGTCCAGCAGATGTCATCTGCTTCGACCACTGCTGGCAAATCCACTTGTAAGTGTCAGTGTCGTCTGGTGGCGACCAATCAAAATGCTCAGCCCCACCGCGTGCCTCAAGGAACGTCTCAATGGTGTCAGAGTCTGTCTCGCTGATGTTCTCCCAGGTCAGATTCCACACCTTGAGATCTGTGTTTAAGCCATAGCGCAAGCGTTGGCTGTAGCCATCCCCAAACTGCACGTTGCGCACAGTCGGTTGACTCGTCTTAGTCGCCCCGAAATTGGGGTCAATAGAAGGAAACGTTGCCATTAGCGGGTCAGAAGTCCTCCAGGTCGTTTCTGCTTAATTAACTCAGCCTGCACAGCTTGGCCAATAACTCTGCCCAACTGGTTTGCATCAGGCTCATTGCCCTGCACGCTACTGCCACTCGCATCAACATTCACAACCACGCTGCCAACGCCACCACCTGAGGTTTCAACACCAAGGCGACCACCACGGCCACGGCGTAAGGGGAGCACGGCCTCAGGGCCTGCCTCACCCATCAACGCCATTGTTGGCCTGCCGATGTAACCGCCTTTGGCATAAGGAACGATGCCGTTCTGAGCAAACACGTTGCCCTTGGCGCTGGGGAAGATTTGACCGACCAGTGAGCCGATGCCTGAACGCAGGAACATGCTGGCAAATGTTTTGAGCAAGCCAGATAGCGATTCACCTAAAGACTTAGTGCCGTCAATCAAACCCTCAATGGCGCTTGTGATTTGGTTGGCAAGAACGTCTTTGACTTGATCAAGCGTGATCTTGTACTTGTCTGTTGCCTTGTCAAGCTCGACCGTCGCTGCCTTAGTTTCCTTTACTGCCTTTGTCACCTTCTGCTGCTTTTCTTCCGGCTGTTCTTTTTCATCCTTTACAGGCTTAGTGATTTGTCTGAAACGTTCGCGAACTTCAGGCACAACAGCAGCCGGTTCAACACTTACTCTCGTTGCTCTATTGATTTCGTTGCGAAGAACTTCGCGTTTCCGCTCTAACTCCGCCACAGTTGCTTCAATGTTTCTGATTACGGCAGCTCTCTGGCCCAAAATATCCGGGCCAGTCTCAGCTTTAAGCTCCTTGAGGTTGCGTCTGTACTGGGCCAAAGCCTTATTAGTGCCCTGAATTAGAAGCGTATTTTTTCTAATCATGGCGTCATCGCCAATCCCAAAGAACTTGGCAAAAGCCCCTGCCGCTCCACGAATAGTTTTTGTCAGATCAATAAATCCTTCTGAAAGCTCAATAAGGCCAGGCAACAAATCGTCCAAGATCTGCATCTTGAGCCGGTCCATCTCAATCCCAACCTTTGTGAGGTTGTCATTGAACGTCTCAGAGTTACGAGCAAAGTTCTCGCTTAACTCAAACCCAAATTCATCGAGAGCCTCTGAACCACCGTTTAGCAGCGTGATCATCTTTTGGCCAGAGCGGCCGAAAATGTCCATGGCAACAGCTGCCTTCTCAGGGCCGTTCGGCAGATCTTGGAACCGATCTGCAATGTCCGACAGCAGCTGGTCAGAGTCCTTGAGGGTGCCGTCTTGGTTCTTGACCGCGACGCCCAACTTTGCGTATGCGTCGGCGTAGGTTGCAACACCCTCCGACGCCTCGACCTGCGTGCGGGCCAAAGTCCGCAGACCCGTCTCTAGATCGCTCTGGCTAACGTCAGCAAGCTTGCCAGCATTGACATACGCCAGCAGCTTGTCGGCAGCAATGCCTGTCCTAGTGCTCAGCTTGCCAAACGCGTCAGCAGTATCAATCGCGCTTTTGCCAAGGGCGACAATTCCACCAACAGCAGCAATTGCAAACAGACCCTTGAAGGCTGCGCCGACGCCACGCACGGCCATGCCAAGGTTTTTGGCCTTGCCCTGCACTCCCTGCATGGAGTTGCCGAGCTTTTTTATATCGTTGTGGCCTGTGACCTTTGCGCCAATCAGTAGCCCAAACTTGGCAGCCATTTACTTGCTCTCCTTATTCAGGATCTTGACCGCCGCAGCCTCCATGACCTGCAAATTCTCAAGCACGGTCGGCTGATCCTCGACTTCATACAGTCTAAACAGCCATTCAAGAGCTACATAGTCAAAACCGCAAACGCCTGCAGACGTTGTGCGCCATTGCGTCTGACAGCGCAAGAACATCTCAACAGCAGGCCAGTTATCAGGCCACACCTCAAAATCCTTAGGCGCATCAGGCTCAGGCAGAGCCAAGCCAAACGCCTTGGCATCAGCCATCAACTCTGACTTGTCATCAGGGCCGCTGAATAGATACTCAACGGCCTCCTCTAGTTTTTTCTCTTGGCTCCCTGCTTGCTTTCCAGATAAGCGCCAGCAATCGCGCTAGCCATCATCGGCACGTCGAGCAGCTCGTCGCGCTTGGTGATGCTGTAAGGCAGCTCTTTGCCGTCCTCATCCTCAACACCTGCCCAGCCTGTCATCACCTCACGGGCGATCTCAACGTCAGACAAATTGCCTTCACCGCTCAGCTCAGCAATCTCCAGCAGCCGGCTTTGCGTCAAGTCTTTGAACTCAACATCAAAAGTGACCCGCTCGTGTTTGCCCCCATCAACAGGGACATCCACAGAAACGGGCCACTTGTAGGTGTTGGACTTTTTGAGGACGAATCCCATAAAAGGAATAATTCACCCCAAAACTAGCGCATCAAGTTAAAACAATCGAGTATTCATTGTTGCCTGCTGTTGTTGGCGTGGCTGTGTAGTCAAAGTTCAGCATCTGAATCCCATCAGAATCTGAGTAGCTGACAGAAGACAAATCAGTCTGAGCTGCGCTAAACGTAAACTTGTTGCCAGCGGTTTGACCGTGCTGGAATGTGTTGTTTCCAGTAGCAGTGCCAGTGATGGCAGTGAAATAGTTCTTGGTCCCCATTGCCACGGCCTCAAGCACGATGCTGCCGCCAGGGCGACGATCAGTAATCAAAACCTCTTTAGTGCCTCCCACCAGCTCGCGGTAAACGGTCTGGTTGTTTTGATCAAAGCTGAATGACTGAACAGCGCCGGCATAGCTGAACAGCTGCTGGCTAGTGGTGTTGCCGTTCTTAAACAACACAGGCTTGGCCTGGTTTGCATAAGTCGGCGTGGGGTTGGCGCTGTCGTCCGGTGCGTTGTAAATGCCGATCATCGTGAAACTGATGGTCGGGATTGAGCCGATCTCAGCACTGATAGAGAACGAGCCACGAGCACCAGTCACCTTATGGCGCACGCCGTCGGTGTAGTAATACAAGGTGACTGAGCTAAATGAGCTGCTGACCGGGGCATAGGTGACAGAGGTGCTGCTAGCAACAGTCTCACTGTTGCCGCAAGCCTTCATGATTGGCCCCCATGCAGGAGCTGTGCCTGCAGCGCCAGAGGCAACCATCTCAACCTCAAAAGTCACCTCGACTCTTTGGTTGGCGTGCAAGGTCTCGTAGTTGCCCATGTAGCCACGAATCAGCTCACGTTCAACAACGTCAGACTGGAAAGGGCTGATCTCAAGGCTGCGAACCAAAATCGCATTTGCAGAACCTGTTGGGGTCGGATCGCTGCCGTAGCTGCTTTCAGATTTTGCCAACAGGAGGCGTTGACTCGTTCTTAATGCCATCGGTCAAAACCTCAGTTGAGAACAGCAAGTTGACTATCAGAACCCATAATAGTCACGGGCCTTGAGTCAGGTCAGCGAGACGGGTGCGATAGCGCACTAAATACTCCACACCAATCACACCAGCTGGCTGATCAGCGTCAACCATTTCAAACGTTGTCGTTCCTGGCTGTACGTCGATCGCCGATCCGCCAAGCGTCAGGTCCGCCATAATTTTGCTGTGCAGACTCTCAACAATCGGGTCTGCAACTTCATCAGGCTTGTCGCCACGCACGATCACAGACACACGCACTGTGAGCGACCAGTCCAAAGTAGGAAGGCTGGTGTTCTGCTCAGGCGTATCACTAATCGCTTCAACAACTAATGCGGGGCTCTCACCACGCTGCAACGGCACCACACGGCTTCTGTAGATGCGCGTCCCAACGTTGGTTGTGCCAGCAAGGCTGCTGACAATGTCGTCAAGAATGTTTTCCCGCAGCGTCGTCATGTCTTCTGCAGCGAGATTTCACAGATCAACCCATCGCCCACAAGACGAGTTTCTCTGACGGTGTAATCGACTGAATCAACAGTCATGCTGGCTCCTGCCAGCAGTGTCCCAAAGTCAGAAGCCTTGGCGGTGACTTGGTAGTCAGTGCTGAGCACCATGTCACCGGCCAAGACTTGACTGGGTTGATCAAGCAAGACTTTCGCAGTCGTCGAACCCGACGTTGCCGACACTCCAAAAGGATCGTCGAAAAAAACAGCGAGGTCGTCAGTGAGAAAGTCTGCAAGTGCCATGATCAGCCGTACTTCTTAGAACCAAGAGCAACAACGCTCAGAGCGCCAGCGCCAGTGCCACCAGCAACGGTGATGACGGCACGGATGTAACGCTTGACCTCATCGCTGTTAATGCGAAGGGTCTCAGTCAGTGCGGTGTTGGCAGTCGTGGTCGTGAAGGCCAGACCAGAAACATCACCAAAGGTGCTGTTGTCTGCAGAGTCTTGAATCTTCACGGCGTAGGTGATGCCAGAGCCACCGGCTTCAGCATC